TAACAAAAATTTAGAAAGAATTCTTCCTGTCTCCTCTCTAGTTGATGATGTTAACCTGTCATCTTTAGGAACTCCATCTGGATTTGCTAAACACTTTTACAAGACTCAACCACCAGCACAGATTAACGCCGACGATTTCCAGAGGAATATACTTGGGCCATTAAATAAAAAGCTTACTGACTATGGAACGAGTCAGGCGTTTGTTGATTACGTTTCAGGAACATTCCTTCCGAGCATCCCGATGGTATACACGGGCCATCATGCTACTGATAACTTAGCCACTCTCACAGCCAGTGCGTTTGCTAACGACTCGTCTGGAACTTATAAATACTTAGTAGAAAATTTAGGATGGGTATATTTCCTTAATAGATTAGGTCCTGCCGCTGTCCCAGGAGCACCAACGCCATTCGACCCGTCTACTGCCCTCCCAGAACTTCTGGTAAATACGGTTTGGAAGGGAGGCTCGATTGTTCTTCAAGATACTTTAAGTATTTATCAAGAACACCTTTGGAAAAATCAACCACACTTTGGAGTTACTGATAATGTTGTACCATTAGACTATGTGTCTTCTGTAGCTACAAGTGAGGCCACCTACACTAGCGGTACGCAAGTTGTAGACAGATTAAAAACCCTAGTTGAAATTGTTTACTCTCCTCATTTCTTAGATAGCACCGACAACAAGGTTGAGTCTGCATTTACTAACTTCTTTGCTACCTCGTCAATAAATATAGAAGGGGCTTTAATTGATACTCAAGAAGAAGCTGGTCCCCTTAAGAGATTTATAGATTCTATTTCTTTTGCCATTGCTGACAGAGTTACCGAGCAAGCAGAACTTAACGTCTTATACGACATCGGTAAGTGCCCAGAAGAGTTTTTAGAGCTATTGGGTGAACTAATTGGTTGGAAGTTTATTGGTAGCAATATTGATAAATGGAGAGTTCAACTTCGTAATGCTGTAGACATTTACAAAATGAAGGGCACTAAGAGGTCTATTGAATACCTCCTAGACACCTTATTCTCAACGGGCGTATTCAGAAGTCCGACTCAGAACTTGAGTGAACTGTGGGAGTCTTACGTCCCAGATCTTATTTACTATGCTCTTGCTACTAGCTCCGCAGCTTTTGCCAACTTTGACACCTACACCCCCGCACTTGCTAAACAGTTTGGTGTTCCCCGTTATGATGCATTGAGTCTTGATAACAACATTAAGATGCTTGTAGATAAGATTCTCTTTGATCTTGTAAGAGAGTTTCCTAATTCTTTCTTCCTTGGAGGAAAGAGATTCCCTGGGCCACAGCTATTGCTTGTTCCAGAGGGGGCAGATGGACTGCAAGATGCCCTCCCATATACGGGGCCATATTATATTAAGGTTAATTCAGAAGGGGAGGTTCGATACTTCGCTGGTGATGCTCCGAACCCAGAAGCGGGAGAGGCAGAGGAGATAGTTACGCAAGAATTAGTTTTTGCTTATGATCCAAACTTTGTGTTCCAATATAGAGGAGATATTCAATACATTCCTCCATATGAAAAGCGTCAATATTACATGCCAACAAAAATTACTTCTGGCATGTTGGAGCGTATCAACTATTATCTGCGTTGTTATGGTGTAGATAAAAATTTCGCAAATGCGGTTACAAACTATATTGAAGATAATACAATCAGAACTCTTGATAGCGATACAGCTATCAATAGCTTCTTAATCTTTACCAAAGAAAAGAAGTATGCTCCTAACTACGATGTTGTCCTAAAGAATGTAACAGCAGAAAGAACACCCGATCCTGTAAGCTTGTTACCTCTGTGGAATGGCAAGTCTTCTCACTTTATTATTAATTTTGATGCAAGCAGTTTTGATTTTGAATCGGAGGCTTTAAACTCAACTTCGAAATACGGATTAACTGCGGTTATTCGTGTGCTTAATCAAGTCATCCCAGCACACGCTATCCCAGAGATTCTATTATCTGTTTCCAATGTAGCGGATAGTCTTGATGCCATTGCGGATAACCCATGCCAAGAGTGGAGGCCAAACTTTGATGACGTATATCAAGGCTCTTCAACTGTAACAACTGGCTGGGCAACGTGTGCAGTTGACATGGCCGATTTGGCGGTTGCCGCTGGATTGCAACCTAACAGATTCAAGAGAACAGACGTAGACAATATTAATGATTTAATGCTTTCTGGTGATGGAACTTCTTTTGTTACTAGAGGGGCAGCACCAAGAAATTCATTACGTAGAAGAAACCTAAAAAACTTACTGCCCGAAAATAAACTGTTTACTAGAAACGGAAGAAACAATCCAGGTTCTTTAGAGCTATCTACTAGCTACTATTCTTCTTCAATAGGATACCTACCGTTAGGGTTTATTCCCTCATCTCAACAGTTCGAACCTGTGGCATTGGTGTCAGATACCCTAAGCTCTGGCATTGGAAACTTACTAGGCAACGTACACCCCGTTTGGGAGATCTGCCAAAACTTGACCTCTCCAAGTTCACACTTTGGGTATGACGTTAGTAACACTTTTGCCTCTAGAGCAAAGCAGAATATTCCTACGTCGGCATGTGTAACGTATGGTCGTAGAGGCCAACTACCAGAAATTGTTTATATGATGACTCGCATTAATGATATGGAAAAATATCTGCAAGCGAGTTCGTTGGTATCTGGTTGCTTTGATCCGCAAACGGGTCTAAGTAATACTGCTTGGCCTGCTGAGTCGTCTCTACTAACTCCTCCACAATTTGAAACGTGGTTTAAGCTTTTTGCAAACACCCCGAGTCCTATTAGCTCAGTCATAAGATCAATTGCAAATCAGTTAATTGAGAAGTCTGCTGCTGATGATAGTATTACGGACTACGAGCACTTTGAATTTGGGCCAAAAATCCACAGACTTTACAACGACTATATGAGCACGTTTAGTGGGCACGGAACTACTAATAATTATGATCTGTTGGGTGTTCCAAACATGTTCTCCCACTCGTTTGGTCCTCTAATCTACAACTCAAAGTTTGAGATTGACGGGTCTGCACTAGCCGCCAGTGGATATCTTGCTGCTAGCTCTTCTCTTAAAGAAGTTGATATTGCATTCTCCGAAGGTAGTGGAGTCCTTAGTATCTCTGGGACTTCGGGCAGCGTCTATGAGGTAGGAACGATTGCTGCATCTAGTACAAAGGATATCTATATCGGAAGACCAGAGTTCAGAAATAAAAATCTTGTTAGTGGTATTGAGCTAGTTGACACCTCGTCTCCTATTGAAATCGCTATTGGTCCTCCACATCCGACGTTTAGTCTGTACCGTCTTTCTAGAGATGATCAAAGTAAATACTCATACGCTAAGTATTTAATTAATAATCAAATTATTAAGTACCACAGAGGAACTTCTGAGACTAGGTTCCCCCGAGTTCGAGTTGTGATTGACCCATCTGATACTACTCAGATGAAAAACTTCTTGCAGCCAAACCATGAGTATGAGGTTACTGTCAAAGCCCACAACTTGACAGTTGATGGTGCGACTGCTACCGCTGGTCAAACTTTAGGGTGTTGGGTACATACTTTAAATGAAGGCTATGGTCATGTTTGGTCGTTTGACCCGCAAGGATTCTATGACCATTGTGGTATTCGTTTTGACAAGTGGGAAAGGGTAGATATTAGTTTACTAAACTCTCTCGCAGGGATTAATTGGGTAGAGAACAAAGCTGACCTGAAAGCTTTCAACCCCATTCCATTGACGAACTTCATTGGTAATGGAGAGAGCAGACCAAATGAGCCTATTGTAGCCACTACTTACGTAGACTACAGATGTTGGGAACCAATTGTAGAGACCGAGGTTATTAAGGGATCTGATCCTTTAGCAGTGGTTAATGCAAATCAAAATACTTTACAAGTATTGAAGTTCCGATTTACAACCAATAATGATGTCGGTGTTGAAAGACCGACTCCTGCTTATCTTGGTGCAAAGGGTAACGTACACAGAACTGATCAGAAGTATGCCATTGAACTGTTTACCAGGGATGGAAACGCTAATCAGTTTGTTATCCTAGAAGAAATATCCATCGTTGACCTTACCAACTATAATAATGCAGTAATTAAAACTGACTACGGTGATGCCCAACTTAATGTTCAAGATTTCAAAGCTGTGTGTAGATACTTTAAATCTTTGAGCAACGGTATTGCAAGCCGTAATGCAGTAAATACTTCTAGTGTAATGGAAGTTAGTGGTGGAAGTCGTCTTGATTATCGCTCCGCATCGGGCATGTATGATGATGTTCAAGGCAAGATGCGCGGAGATTTACAAGGTGGATTTGGCCAAGTAGACGCTACGGGGTTCTACCAAGTTTCAAGTGTGGATGTTTATGAAGGGTAAAGTAGAAATATATGCGATTGCCTCAGACGGCTCTGAGAGGCTCCTAGAGAGTGGCCGCAACCTCACGGTGGATGGGGCAGGGGAGCTTATTGTAGACATGCTCACGACGCCCTCAAGCACGCTGGGGATAGCTCCACGGGTCATGGACACTTCAAACTGGAGGTTCGGTGCTCTGTCATTTGGTCCGCCTGGAGGAGCGTTTGATGAGGGTGGATATTTCTACACCGAAGACACCACATACTCTAGTGTTATTAATGCGATTGGTTCTCAGAAAACCTTACGATTGTTAAGTAATTCTGCGCGTAGTATCGACGGAGACACCTCTACTTATGTACCTAACTACCACAAACCTTCTTACCCAGATGTTCTGGATAGGAGACTGGAGAAAGCTGATACAGCATACTCAATCCTGAGTGGAGATGGGACGGTTTCTTATGGTCACTTAGAAAACCGAATCGCTTTTGCTAGTGGGGATCCTTCTAGTTATTTCCAAGGTGGGTATCCAACTTCTTCTACGACGACGAATGCTATCAATGCCCCACAAGCTGCTATTGTTAGTTCTCTCATTGGAGACTTTACTGATCCTAATGTGAACGCTACAGTATTATGTGCTTCTTCTTACTATCCTGATTTTGCTAGTACTTATCAATATCTTAGTGGCATA